TCTTGCAGATACTTTTGCTAACTGCGATATGGCTAGTGTTAATAGTGGAAGTACTAATACGGGTATGGCCTCAGACATGTTAGATATTAGCACCGCTGCAACCACCGCGAATCTGGATGTTCGTATTGTTGGCCTCTATGAAGAAGCGGGTAATACAGATTACTCTGCTTTGGGGCATCAATACATTGTTCGTTTGAACGCACCGTTTAACTCAGGCTTTGCTGCCGCCGTAGGCACTGCAGCAAACACCGGCATATAGGAGGCTAGGACATGGCTATTTCAAGAGCACAATTAGCGAAAGAGTTAGAACCCGGCCTTAACGCCTTGTTCGGACTTGAGTATGATCGGTATGAAAACGAGCATGCAGCAATCTTTGACGAAGAAAGTTCAGATCGAGCTTTTGAAGAAGAGGTAATGCTCTCTGGGTTTTCAAATGCTCCTGTTAAGCAGGAAGGGGCAGCTATTTCTTTTGATAGCGCTCAGGAAACTTATACTGCTCGTTACACCCACGAAACCATTGCTTTGGCTTTCAGTATTACTGAAGAGGCTATTGAAGATAATCTTTATGATCGTCTTGCAAGCCGATACACTAAGGCTTTGGCTCGTTCTATGTCTCAGACAAAGCAAATTAAGGCTGCGTCTATACTGAATAATGCTTTCAGCACTGGTGCAAGTGCGATTGGTGACGGAGCGGCGCTCTGTTCATCTTCTCACCCATCCACTTCTGGAAATCAGAGAAACCTTCTTTCAACAGCTTCTGACCTTAATGAAACTTCATTAGAGCAGATGTTGATTGATATTGCAGGTATGACTGACGAAAGAGGCTTAAAGATTGCAGTTAGAGGAATGAAATTAATTATTCCAAAAGAGCTACAATTTATAGCTGAAAGAGTAATTAACTCAAACTTACGTTCAGGAACTGCGGACAATGACGCAAATGCAATGAAGAGCATGGGTATGCTTCCAGAAGGAGCAGCAGTTAACCATTATTTAACTGATACAGATGCATTCTTCATTAAAACAGACGCTCCTAACGGTTTCAAAATGTTCAACAGAGCAGCTATTAAGACTGCTATGGAGGGCGATTTTGATACAGGAAATATGAGGTTTAAGGCTCGTGAGCGTTATTCCTTTGGTGTTTCTGACTGGAGATGCGTATTCGGTACACCCGGAGCGTAATTTAGTTTATATGAAAGTTATTAAGGGGCGGCGAAAGTCGCCCTTTATTTTTTGTAAATACTTGATATAATAGTTTATCCCTGACAGTCACATGGTGTGGCTGACATTTGCCAAGACAGGAGAAAAAAATGGCTAATTCAACTTTTTCAGGACCAGTACGGTCTCAAAATGGAATGAAAGTAATAAGTAAGGATTCTTCAACGGGCTTAATCCAAGATAGAACTTTACATGACATGGGTATAAAAGATACCCGACGATATTATTTAGAAGAGTGGTTTCTTCAAAGACCGGGTATTAATGCAGATCTTGACCAAGTATCTACAGTAGAAGTTCAAAGAGCTTTGAACAAAAACTGGGAAGCACTTGGGACTAACATGACTACTGCCCTATGTACTTTTAACTCAACTTCAGCAGGAATTGTAGCAACAACGGCAGGAGCCGATCAAGACCAAGCAATATTGACCCCTCATTTAGATACGGCAGCCACAGCATGGGCTGGTTGTAAATGGGGAACCGAGAACCAAGTTCATTTTGAAACATCTATTGCATTACCAGCTATTGATAATCAAAATGTTTGGGCTGGGTTAAAATTAACAAATGTACCCGAAGTAGCAACGGATGCTAATCAAGCATATTTTAACTTTTTAACTGATGCGGATAATTCTGGGCAAGCTTTTGACGATTTTACTAAATTGCATTTTGTTCATAGTATAGGTGGAACAGATTATATTAGTCAGTTACCGATTACAGTGGCTGCTGATACAATTTATCATCTAAAGATCATGTTCGATAGCGATAGAAAGATGTCCATTTTCGTTAATGGTACTCAGTATAACATAACAAGTACTTCTGGCTCTACTGGTGGAACGGCGGTTACTACGGGAACTACCAAATCAGCAGCTATGACCGATGATGTTGATTTAATTCCTTATATAGGTATTGAAGCAAATGCATCAGCGGCAGAAGCAATACATTGTCATTATGTTGCAATGAGTAGGATAATTAATGAATAAAAAATAAGTGGGGGGTAATTCCCCCACATTTTTAGGAGAATTATATGGCAAGTTCAGATGTAAAAGCGTTGACAGTTAGCGATGAAAACGCAGCTGATGCGGATAGATTAGTTACTGCGGCAAGACCTGATACCTCCGCAACTATGGCACAAACCACGCATGCGGGTGGAGCGGCTAGAAATGTTACGGTTACTACTACAGGTACAGGTGATAACAGTAAAACATGTACTATTACGGGGACGGATGTATTTGGCGATGCTATGACGGAAGTTATAACATCAACAAGTTCCGCAGAGACAGTGGCGGGGGAAAAATTATTCCTAACGGTATCCGCAGTAGAATGTTCAGCAAAATATGCGGCTAATATTACGGTAGGTTCGGGTACACTTTGTGCCCAAGCTATTGGTGATGGTGGGCGTATCCGTTTAAAAGGTCTTTCTGTAGTTTCTGGTGGAACAGCGGGAACAGTTTCGTTTTATAACGGAACTCCTGAAAGTGGCACAGTTTTGTTTAAAGCAAGGACTATTGGCACGGCAAACCAAACTATAGATAGATCCATTCCAGAAGAAGGGGTTTTATTTGCGAGTGGCATGAGTGTTTCGTACACTTTAGATGTTTCGGATATGATGACTTTCTTTTATGCATAAGAGGTTTACATGGCAGTTTCAGGAAGCACTAATTTTGAGTTAGATGTCTCAGATTATATTGAAGAAGCATTTGAAAGATGTGGGTTAGAAGTCAGAACAGGTTATGATTTA